AGGGTTTTCGCGTAGCGGTAGGCTGGTAGGGCGGTGTCCGGCCCCTTCGGCGGGTCTTTCGTTGCAGAGGCGTCTTCGTAGCTCTGTAGAGCCATCGTGGCACAACTTCTAGTGGCACATGTGCCAGTATGTCAACCTATTTCTATTTTCCCCATTCGTTCGTAAGGTGAGTTTCGTCCAGGTCGAGCGGCACGGGACGGATCTTCATGATGAGGTCTTCCGCCCACTTGACCTCCATCCTAGCGTTCACGGCATGAATCCAGTGGAAGTCGATGGAGCCAGGGTACATGTCCCACTTGGGGCAAGTGGCCCTTGGGACGACAAGGCACTGGCCCTGCTGGTTCCCCGGAGTGATCGTTCCAGGCACTCTCCACATGACTTCTCCGCGCAGGTCCACCTTGAACATCCAGGCCGAGAGGGGGTCTTTGTGGACGGCGCACCGGACGGCTTCCAGGGCTCCTGGTAGGAGTTCGTCGTCGTCGTCGATGAATAGGAGATGGGTTCCAGAGGCCCTAGCGATGGCCCGGTCTCGGGCCCAGTTGCCGTAGTCCCGGTGCGGGAACCCATCGACCTCGACCAGATGTTCGTCCCCCGGCTCCAACTGAGGCAGGACGGAGCGAATGGTCGTGGCAAGGGATTTCCGGCCAATGGTACAGGTGATGGCGCTGATACTCAGATGGGGCCGCCGACGAGTGGAAGTTCGGTTCTCGACTGGTTATGGCCCCATCGGACCTTCAGGAGGTTGAAGTCGGGCCATTCTATGACCGGTTCCTCGTAGTGGACGGCCAGGGCGATACCGGCCGCCATCGCTAGATCGTCGTGGTAGCCGTCTGAGTGCATGACCTTGACCCGATCCCCAATGCGCCGCCCGATCATGTGCCCCATCTCCTCGACCAGTTCCCTCGAAGGAGTCCACTTGTCCTCGGTCAGGGCCCGTTTCATGGCGTCGATAACCCGGTGCCTCGACTGTTCGCTCGTGGTCCAGCCGTACTTGTCGGTGTAGGTTCCGGATGAGCGGCCCAAGTTCTTCTGCATGTAGAGGTTATGGTACTCGGACGATACGGCGGCGTTGATCGCGGCGCCTCCCCCTTGTCCGTTATTCTCGATGATCAGGAGGGCGTCGTTGTAGTGGCGGGCGGCGGGGAGGACGATGTCTCGGTAGAAGGCGTCGGGTCCGATGTTGTCAGCTTTGGCGTAAAAAACCTGACAGAGGTCGGCACGGTCAAAAACCGAGCAGGCTGAGTAGTCGTGGCCCTTTCCCAGGCCGGAGCTAGGGTCCCAGGCGAGGATGTAGTTATGGGCCGTTTCCCTTTCGCGTTGCACCCGGCACGGCGATGTTCCATCGGTCGCCTCCATGACATGGCGGTTGAAGGATGTGGAGCGAAACCGCACGGGGCGGCTCTCCGGGGCTCTTTCGAGGGCTCTGAGGAGCAAGCCATAGGAGAAGGCGGGCCTGGTGATGAACGGGGTCCAGAGGCCCAGGATTCGGGCCTCCCGCTCCATGGGGTCAACCTTCGCTTCCTTGTCCGCGACGTACTCGGGGGTCAAAAAGCCCCCGTTTTCTATCAGGCAGTCTGAGAGTTCGAACCGGAGGCAGTAGGTTCCGGCGATCCAGTCCTCGTGGGCCGTCTCGTTCGGCTCCTTCCAGAGCTTCCGGCGCATCCACTCAAGGCCGGTGTCCATCTTGGGGGTCAGGGTAAAGAGCATGTCGAGGGGCTCATCGGGGAGTCCGCGGGCCTGGAGTTCCCCGAAGTTCTCCAAGCCGCGCTCGCCCCCCATAGCCTCATCGACCCAAATGGCACGGCACCGCTCGGCCAAAAGGGACGATTCGCCCTCTTTTTGGCTCTTGATCTGGATTACGGAGCCGTTTTCTAGCTCGAAGACGTGTTCTTGCTTGTACCACTTCCAGGCGGGGGAGCCGGAGGGTTTTCGGGGCAGCATGTCGGAGATTTTCCGCTGCATGACTCGGCCAGCGGAGTTGTACTCGACGCAGACGGCCCAGCAGACGTTCGGGACATTATACGTCTCGCGACGGATGGGGTTATAGCCAAGAGCGTATGAGACAAAATCCGCCGCTCCAGCGGTGGATTTCCCACCTCCATTTGGACCAGCCAGTACTCGATAGTGGGCTCTGGACTCATGCCAGGGGAGTACCTTTGGGACGGCGGTTAGGGGATAGGCGAGCCAGGGGGAGGTTCTGGCCCTCTGGCGGTACTCCTTTAGCTCTTCAGGAGTTAGTCTTAGGCGCATCCCTTGGCGGGAAAGTTAGGGGGTGATAGGTCGCCTCCACGTCCTGCTCATGCCTATAGGTGGCGGTAGTCTCTGAGGTCCGGTCCCAAAGACGGTAACGCTGGAGTTTCATCCCGACGTTATAGACGAACGGGAAGTCAATCGAGTCGGGCGGCCAGCCGTAAAACTCCTTATAGACAAGCCCATCCCTGGGGCCGCCCTCTAGCGTGATTGTGTACTCGGTTCTCATCAGGAGTTAGTCGGAGTCTCATCGACGGGCGGGGCCTCGGCGGTGTCCTCCAAGTCCTCGGGAACGTCTCCTACGATGGTCTCTTCGGGCTCTACGGGTTCGGTGGGCGGGTCGTGTACTTCCATATTGGCCTCGATTCTCCTGTGGTAGCTCTCGAAAAAGCGGCGGTCGGAATTGGTGTCCCCGACCTTTCGGGCATCAATGGCAACGTTGACACTGGGGCCCCCAACGGTCAAGACCTCTGCGGTCTGTAGCATGACCTTGAAGGCGGCGATATCGGTCTTCGCCAGCTCGGCCTGGGAGTCGATGGCTGCGGCCGTGGCCTGAAGCGCCCGGAGCCGGATCTGGGCGATGACTCTCAAGCGGATGTCGGATCGGTTCAGGCGGGACTCCAGGAAGTCCACCTGCCATCCGAGTTGGGAGGCCAATCGGGCGACCTTCTGGGGCGTGTTCAAGTCGCCTCGGGCCAAAGCCTTCACAAGGCGTTCCTCGGCCCAGTCGGGGTCCGGTTTCGGTGCCACGATGTCCCCGGTTCCAACGACGGACGTGGAAGGAAGCCAATCTTCCTTCGACTTCCCGCGTGTGGGCCAGGAGTAGGTCTTAGGCATCGGGGTCGAGCCTCATGGTGCGTACAATCTTCTCGATTTCGACTACGTCGGACGCCGTGGCCGAGGCTTGGCTCGCATTGCTTGGGGGCAGAGTCGGAGCCAAGACCTCCAGCCGCAGCGCCACCATCTCAAGGCGAGTAATCAGGGCCTCCATACGAGACGCCTGGGTCGAGTCCTTCATTGGACCTTCATGTAGCCGGAACTCACTCGTTCGCCTTCCCGCCACGCGATGCGCCGGAACTCCTCCCACACCTTCTGGGCCTCCTTGTGAGTCAGTTGAGAACGGCCCCGCTCCGTCATGGCCTCAAGCTTCAACTGAAGGTGGCGCTCCTCTTTGATGTGGGCGCTCGTATAGACGCCGTAGTTCAGCTTCTTCTTAGTCGGGCGTTCTGCCAAGGAGAGCCCCGCAGAGCCAGCCGCTCCAGAAGCCCATGAAGAAGGCGACGAAGATCCAGAACCACACGAAGGCCAAAGTACGCCGCTAGGAGAAGGAGTCAACCAAAAAGAGGGCCGTCAAGAGGTGGATAGCGGTCGGGCTTCTCCTGGGCGTCCCGGCAAATCTTGTGTTCCCGGATACCTAGCTCCGGCTGGATGATGAGCAGGTCGCCAACCATGACCCAGCATCCGCAGAGGGGGCAAACTCCCCCCTCGTACTCTGCCTTCATGGTGATTGTATCCACCCTATTCGGCCGAAAGCTCAGCAGGAGACCTCCCAAGGAGTCGGATACCAAAGGCCCGGCGCTTGGCGAATGATCCGCTAGGAGGTAAGCGCCCACCTACTACCTCTGGAGCCAACCCCTTAGCCCGGACAACTAGCCGAGACTTGGCAAGGGTGTCGTGAAGTCTTTGGCGAGCCTCGGCCTTCTTTTGCGGAGGGCTCTTGGCGGCGTGCTTGCTCTGCCTGTTCATCCTAACCACGTGGGCCCCGTAGATAGTAAACTCAAAAGGCTCCGGAGGCTTCCCCTGGTCAAAGTCAACGAGGCAAAGCTGGGCGCTCCGAGGGGTCATGTACATATACCGAAGACCCCGAGCCGGGTCAGAGAAGCGGATCGATGCCATGTCCACAGACACGGACTTGGCGAACGGAACAGCCTCCTTCAAAGACTCAGCGATCATGCAGTGAGAGGAATCACCCCTTACTGCGTCCTGGATCTTCTCCTTGGTTACCTTCACCTTGACCCGTGGCCCCTTTGGAAGCCTCACCTGACTTCACCCATCGGTTCCCTCTCCTTTCAAAACCAAGACACTTCAACGCCAACTCCCATGAACAATCCGAACACAAATCCTGCCTCACTGCGCTACTGATCGTCCCACTAGCCGGACCATATGGATTCAACTGCGACCTGCCCACCTTCCTCCCACAGCCACCGCAAGCATCCATAGACCAGTTGTAATCGACGCCCCAAAGGTGAGTCAAGCACTCATTAACCCGCATTCACCCGATTTCCTGGGCCACCGTAACATCCGTCAACAGAAATCTTTCCTTTAACGACAAGGACTTACAGCCGAACAAACGAAACCCCGTGTTATAAGACATTAACCCCTAAATTACGGCGGGGCGGGGGGCATGGACGGGAGCCTCCCTAGACTGCGAGCCCTCCTGCTGGCGAGCAGCCTCCTAAAATAAAGCTGGTCGCGGCGCCCTCCAAGGCGCTAGCGCGATCCAGCCAGCTTCAAAGGCACTTCGACGGCCTCCCAGGCCGATCTCAGCCCCCACTACCACCTCCACCTCGATAGCACTTGTACCCACCACCTTGCTACCTCCGCTAGCATTCTAGAAATATCACCTAAGGTAGGTACTTGTATTCCCAGACACAGACGAGGCCATACGTATGGTCACCCTCGGGGGGACTCATACGATTCTCCTTGCATATGCATGGGCACCTCGTTAAGAGTCACTCCGTGACTCGGTGCTACCCATTCGAACGAAGCTAGAGGCATCCATGAACAAAGAGGCTGAAAGCAGAGAGTGTGTGAGTCGAGAGACTGCTGAGGCGACTACGAAGGTAGTGTGGAACAGAGGGTTACGAAGGAAGACGTTAAGGTTGCGTTGTAGGGAGGCGTTGGATCAGGAGGCAAAGGCTGTTGGAGTGTGGCCGTCTCAGTTAGTGGATGCGTTGTTTGATGATTGGCGGCGTCGTGGGACGGTGCTTGACTTGTCTCGCTTCTCGCGGTAGGATGCTCGTATGACTTTGGTGGCCAATCTTGCTTCGAAGGAGCTGAATGCTCTGAGGATGTTGAAGGTGCCTAAGGAGCGGCGCGTTGAGATAGCTCGCAATGCAGCGTTGGCTCGTTGGGCTGGTCATGTCCGCAAGAGTAAGTCCCGCAAGAACATAGAGTCTACGTAAACTCCTCAAGTATTTTCATCTTTGGTCGATATTCCCCTTGACATTGCTTCCGGTAGGATGTATCTTAGTAGATGTAGCAAGTGGTAGTGAGGTTCTCTAACTGCGGGAGGTTCACGATGGAACGGAACAAGGCAATTGAGGCGTATCGCCGCACGAAGGAATGGTCGCAGCAGGCGAACGCTAGGCTTCAGGCAGAGCTTGAGTCTAGGGCTGGGACCGGTATCAATCCGCATCTGCTTCACAACTGGAGCATAGGTAACACGCCAGAGGCTTACAGGCTATCCGTTATCAAGCGCTGGCACGACCATGCCCAGCAGGCTATTTGGGATACCTCTACCAGGCTATCCGATGCCTTTGCGAGGTACTTCTGATGGAAGCGATCAAGGCAGGAACGCGGTGCGAGTGTCGGAACCATAGTTGCCCGGGTTCCGATGGAGTCGCGGCGACTCTTTCTAATTGGCTCCCGTGTAAAGCCGATGCGGTCCTTTTCGTTTACGTGCCACAAGAGCCGCGCCGTATCGTTGATTCTGGCGCTGTAACGTTCACAATC